AGCGTCGGGGGCGAGGAGGAGGCCGCTTGTGGAAATCGCATTGGGCGTTCCCGCCTCGTACAACGCGACCACCTCGGCGGCGGACAGGGCGCGGTTGTAGGCTAGTACGCCAAAGGTTCCAGTTAAACGATTGCTAGATACATTCCCGCCAAAATAAGAGGTCGCTCCCGAATAATCGCGTGCGTCGGCAACGGTCGCAACAAGCACTCCATTCCGGTACAACTTACCTTCGGTTCCGGTGTTTGCTATGGTGCGAACGTAAACAAACTCATCTGTAGTGCCTACGGTAGCATTAACTCCGGTTGAGATGTCTGGTCCTGTTCCAGACTTCTCGATTGCAATCGAACCAGTACCAGCATTGATGAATATGCTGAAGCCGTTGCTGGCCCCCTTAACGATGTAGCCGTAGGATGCAGGAAGGGCCGACAAAGTTTGCCGCCAAGCAAATGAGAAGTCTCCCGCTCCAGTAGCAAAGGTCAGTGTGGCTGTTCCCGTCCCATCAAACACCAACCCCTGCCGCGCCGCCCGCGCCGCGATGGACGAGCGAGCATTCGGTCCACCGACTCCGAACGTCAGGTTGGAGACAGAGAAGTTGTTGAGCGAATCAGTCCACGACGCATTCGTGCCGTCGGTCGTGAGCAGCTCGCCAGAGTTTCCAGTCTGCGACGGCAGCGTGCCGCTTGGGCCAGCGCCCCAGGTGCCGTCGGCGCGCAGGATGTTCTGCGCGGAGACGTCGGCTGCGGACGGCGCCGGGACGACGCCACGATAGCCGGATCCGAAGACCGGCGGCATGTTGCCGAGTACGTTGCTCATGGTGGCTTAGTCGGTGAACTGTGAGGCGTGAACCGCGGCGTCGGTGCCGCCCTGGCGGATGAACTTGGCCGCGGCGGCGGCCTGGCGGGACCAGATGACGTTCGAGCCGGCGTACAGACGGTGACCGTTGGTCGCGCTCGGAGAAGAGCCGTCGAAGGTCACCATCACGTCGGCGTTCTGCACGTCGATGACTATATACTGCGTGGTGATGTCCCAGGTCGTGGCGAACTGTACAATGGCCGAGGAAACGGTCAGCCGCTCGTCGGCCTTGGTGCCGTTCGGCTTCGGGTAAAAGTTGACTGCTTTGGTGAGGTGCATGGCGGATCAGTAGGTAAACACAGCGGCGCGGCGGACCTGGCCCTGCTCGCGGATGACCTTGTCGACCTCGCGCTCCAGCGCCGCGGTCGCGTCATTCTCCACGACCAGAGCCTGGTCGAACTGGCTTTCGGAGCGGAGGTAGTCGGCCAGGCAGGCGCGGACCAGGAAGTCTCCGGTGAAGTACGGGATCTCGACCTTCGACCAGCTGGCCGACGTCGTGGTCGGGGACTGCCCCGGCGAAGTAGCGACCGTGCAGTTATAGAAGTTGCCGGCAGGCGCCTTCGTGCTGCTTGGCAGATACGAACCGCTGTCGGTTGAGGTGTCGAAATAAACCTGCGCTCCGATTGAGTAGCTGGCCGACGCGCTGTACGAGTCGCCAAAGAGCGCCGGCGCCTTCACCTTGTACTCCAGGTACACCGGCGTGGTGTCCTGCATCAGGTTCGCGTAGTCGGTCGTGGCGCTTGAATAGAGAAAATACTTGAGCGACCTGGCGCGGGTCGTGAGGCGCGGATCCTGGTCGTAGATGTCAAGCAGCTCGCCCGCGTCGGACGGGAGGGCCACGGTGCGGACTCCATTGCCGTCGACCGACACGGTCTGCGGCGACGACACGCGGATCAGATCCGGCCAGTAATCGTTCTTCCAGATGTGCTCGATCCGGTTGCTGGCGAAGTCGCGAAACGTGTTGAAATTGATCGACGTGATCGCCGAACGATCCAGTCCCGCCAGCTGCATCCAGCGGTACATGAGGGTGCTGTAGTCGACGGTGCGCATCAGGCTGCGAGTGCGGGGCGTCCGAACTGGTCAAGGATGGCCATCGAGCCGTTCGTCGTGCTCTTGCCGTATCCGACTGACATCTTCGTCTTGCCGCCTTTTACCTCGAGGTCGTTGTCCTTCAAAAATTCGCGGAGGAAACTTTCGTCCTGCCAGCACTGATACCCCAGTCGCTGGCCCCAATAGTGAAAAGAGGAAGCGGGAATGCGGGCGCGCAGACGGCCAAGCCCGTCCACGCCCCGGTGATAGTTCTTCGCCAGTCCTGATGCTTTCTTGGCCTCGATCCGGCCCAGGACTTGTTCACGATGCCACCCCCGCCGAAACTCATCGAGCAACGGCTTGTAGAGATCAGCGGGGATGGCCTCGATCATGTCGATCAGCTCGAGAAATCGAACTTACCGAACGCGAGCGGGTTCTTCACGACGAGGCCCGCGACCGCCTCGATGAGGCGGGCAGGACCGCCGCCGTAGTTGGGCAGATCGCTGACGGTCGGGAGGCTCGAGTAACGAATCTCGCAGAGATCCATCGGAACAACGTAACCCTTGTACGCCGCCGGCATGAAGGCGTCGGGGTGCAGCCGCAGGCGGCCGAAGTCACCCTCGAACACGTCGACGCTCGAGAGGAACGTCGAGGCGTCGGCCTCACGGTTGAACGTGCGGATGGACGCGCTGGTGTTCGTGTTCGCGTTCTGCGAGGTCGTGAACAGCAGGTTGGTGAAGGAACGCTTCAGCGTGCTGCCGACGATGCAGTCGTAGTCGCGGAAGGTGCCGGTCTGGCCCCAGATCGAGGTCAGGAGATCCTGCACGTTGGTCTCGGTCAGCGTGGAGGCAGCAGCGCCGCCGCCGATGATGGAGCCGGACGGAGTGCGGAACGCAGCGGGAACCGCCGGAGTCGTGCCGCCGGAGGTGCTGACCCAGGTTCCGAGCGCCTTGGTGAGGTACGGGACCGTGCCATTGTCCGCCTGGCCGTCGTTGGCCGAGAGGAAGGTGGCCTCCATGTCGCGCTTCATCAGCGTGATGCCCTTCGCGACCATGCCGGCGAGTTCGTCCTTGAGGCCGGCGACGATGGAGACGTCGACCGACAGCGGCGAAACGCGCACCGGGCGGCGGAACACCTGGATGTAGTTGGCCAGGAGGGCGCGGCCCGAGTTGAGATTCTGGTAGTCGCCGGAGGTGACGTCGGTGCCGTCGACCGTGCCGGTGGTGGCGGTCGCCGGGAAGTTGTCGGCCTGCCACTGCAGGTACGTGTTGCCCGGCTTGGAGCCTTTGGGAGCCATCGAGACGAAGGGGGTGTCCTTCGCGTCGACCAGCGAGATATAGTCAGCGAGATCTTCGCGTTTACCGACCTGAGAACGCTCGTAGAGTTGAGCCATTGTAGTGTTTTCCTGGTTACAGAAACTGACTCAGCACGACATCCTTGAGAGAGTCCGAGTTGGGCGCCTTGCGGAAGCGGTTGACCGCCTCCTTCGCGTTGCGCTCCTGCGGAGTGACCGTGGGAGGCGCGATAGCCGGCCGAGTGGGCTGGGCGGGAGCCTTCTTGACCGCGGGTTTGGCCGCGGGCTGACCGGACTTCTGCCTGGCGTACTCGGACTCGCGGGCCTGCGCGCCGCGGAGGTAATCGCCCACGACCATTTTGTAGTCGGGGAATTTCCGCAGCTCGGGGAAGGCCTTGAGCATGTTCTGCGCGGCCTGGTACTCCCGCGAGGTTTTGTCCTTCCACCAGTTGTAGGTGGCCTCGGCTTGCGGGTCGATCTGCGCCCTCGCCTGCACGTACTGGAGCTGCTTGGGCAGGTGTTCCTCGAGCGCGTCGATGGCATTCAGCTTGATGCGGCGAATGTCCTCGGCGCTGTACTCGGTCTCCTTGCCGTTGGCGTCGCGAACGGTGGTGCCGTCCGCGTTCTCCTCGGCCCAGCGCCGAACCTTGCGGGCTTCGGAAATCGCTGAGTCAACATCCGCCTGCGTCTGGAGGTGCAGGTACGGATTCTCGGGCAGTGGGCGAATGGGGGCGTCGTCGACCGCCGGTTTGGCGTCGACCTTCTGCTTCAGCGCGGCGATCTCGGCCTCCAGCTGCGCGGCTTTGGCCTCGGCGGCCTTGCGTGCAGCGGTGAGCTTGTCGATGCGCTTCTGCGCCCCCTTGGGCAGACCTTCCTCGGCGGCGGGTTCCTCGGCTTTCGGCTCCGTAGCCTCGGCCTCGGCTGCATCCTCATCGGATGGCTGCTGAGTCAGTTCCTGAGAAAGATCGTTGGTGTCTTCGTTGGCCTCGGCTTGTGCCGGAGCTTCCTCGGACGTTTCTTCCGCCGGCTTTTCCTCGGCTTGCGCCTCGGCAGGCTTGACGGGTTCCTCTCCTGGCTCGTTCAGGAAACTCTTCCGAAGCAGAGCACTGAGCTTCGCTTCATCGAGGGCACCGAGCTTTTCTCCCACGGATGTGGTCAGAGGTTTTTCCGCGTCCGTTCCGTTGGCCGGCGCGGCCTCAACTGTCGCTTCTGTCGGCATGGTGTTTTGCGACCGCCAAGAGGTCGTGGCAGCGTTGCTCGAAGGCGCAGCGCAGAAAGCCCGTGCGCGCAGAGTGCGGCACGGGCAGTCGCGAAACTAGAGGCCCAGTCAGGTCGGGTAAGGTCTACCCACCTTTTGCTGCGATCATCCCGCAGATCCCCGCCGGCGCAGGGCTTCCTCCCGCAGCTGGTGCAGCGAGATCAGGAAGTCGTTCATGGCCTCCGCTCGCCCCGATGCGTGGACGCGGTGCTCGCCGAGCGTCTCTCGGCTGATGGCCGTCTCGACCTCGTCCTGGATGCACTCCTGACAGTGGGCCAGGAGTGCGTCCCAGAGCTTGTTCTGGCCTTCAAAGCCGAACGCCTCGAGCAGGTCGGGCTTTATCATGCGGCGGGCTGCTGCTGCATCGGCTCAACCCCGATCCGGCCAACCTGCTTGTTCTGCTGCTGCTGCACCGAGAACTGCAGGTTCTGGACGTACTTCTGCAGCAGCTGCTGGAAGTTCTGATCCTGCTGCGCCGCGGCCTGCGCCTTGGGGTTGGACTGCATGACCTGCTGCACGTAGCCGAGCTTGGTCTGCGCGGCCGGATCGTTCTCCACGTACAACGCCTCGTTGCCGAGCATCATCATGCCGACGTCGGACTGCACCTGCTTGAACATCTGCTGCGAGGCGCCGGCCTGGTCGACGACCATGTCGCGGGCGGCATCGGGCGAGATGGCCGCGGTGATGGCCTGGATCAACTTGTTGCGGTCGATGACGCCGCCGGCGTCGAGCGGGATGACGAACTGCGAGATGGCCTGCAGCTTCTTCATCACGTAGTCGTCGTTCATCTCGCGGACGTCGAACTTGAGGACAAAGTCGAACTGGCCGGCGATCTCGGAGATGTTGCGGGGGAGGGAGCCTCCGGTGATGCGCAGGATCTGCTCCTCGGGCAGGTACTGCAGGCAGAGCTGGAAGGTCTGGCTGAAAATCCGCGACCAGGTGCCGAACCAGTTGTTGACCTCCTTCTGCATGATTGAGGCGGCCTTCGCCGGCGGCACCGCGGAGTGCTGCAGGCCAAAGTAGTTGGCGTGCCGTGACTCAACCTGCTGGATCACGACCATCGCCTCCTGGATGTTGCTCCGCGGCGGGTCCATGAACTGGTAGTCGTCGGACTGCGTGACCGGCAGCTGCACCGCCGGGCCGATCTTGTTCACCATGCCGATCCGCTTCTTCACCTTGATCGGCGGCAGCGTGGAGAACGCCGTGCGGTCGCGGATGCTGTCGTGCTGCGCCTTGATCTCCTCCTGGTCGGTCATGGCCAGCTCGGGGATGCCGCGGGACTCGCAGATCGCCCGGCGGACCCGCTCGCGGCGGTACTCGACGAACGGGTACTCGCCGTGCGCGTAGTCCAGCAGTTCGTACTTGCCGTACAGAGAGTCATCCAGCTGCGGGCAGAGCACCGTGTAGTAGATCGCCGGCGCGCCCTTGGGCGAAAGCGACCTTGAGTAGCAGTGGACGATCTCGATCAGGTGATCGTTGCGCACCGTGCCGGTGACGTTGAGCGAGGTCGTGACCAGGTTCGGGTTGTTGTACCAGCTCTGCCGGCCCTGCGTCACCGCGGCCTTCTCCACGAACTCGGGATCCCAGCCGGCGTTGTTCACCATCGCCCGCAGCTCCACTTCAGTGAAGTACTCGCGGCGGAAGATGACGCGGGCACGCTGCAGGTCGATGGTCTCCGGCGGGAACGAGACCTCGTCGAACGGCTTCAGCGCGGTGATGATCGGCAGGTTCCGCTGCACGTACTCCTCCTCGTACTCACCGCGGCCCTCCTCGCGCAGACCCTTCACAAAGGCGCGGGCGTCGCGGATCGTCATGTCGGGGAGCAGCGTCGTCACGATGTCCGCCGCCTGCTGCTCGCTTTCGGGATTCGCGATCAGCGAAGGCAGCTCGGCCAGCACCGAGCCTGGGTTCTGCGCCGCCGCCTGCTGCGCCAGCGAGATCACCTCCTGCGCGCTGATGGACTGGGTGCGGGTCGCCACCTTCTGGTCCCAGCACACGTGGGCCACTCCCCAGCCGTACTGCTGACCGTACTGCGCCAGCAGCTCGGCCTCGCGCTGCAGGTCCGCCTTCAGCTTGTTTTCGCGGATCCAGGTCATCAGCTCGGTGGCCGTCGAGGCCGCCGCTGCGTCGCCCACGTCCACGCCCGACACCGTCAGCGAACCGCGCTCGAACGCGGTCGTCAGCGTGGCCACGATCTCGTTGATGGTTGAATCAACCAAACGAACCCGCACGTCGCTGGCGCCCTCGAACGGAAACACCTGCTCGCCGTCCGGCCGGGTGCTCGACCACTTCTTGCCGTCGTCGGTCTGCCCGCTCCACTTGCAGTAGCGCACGGCGTCGTTGTTGTCGACGCGGGTGACGTTGTTGCCCGTGTAGAGGCTCCGCTTGAACTCGAAGTTCAAGTAGTTGACGTCCGGCTTGTCGCCCGCCTCGACCAGCTGGTCGTTCGTCGGGTTGCCGGGGATGGATTTGTAGCTGTAGCTCATTGTGGTTTGGTGGTGTTGAAGGTGACGCCGATGTGCTCGAGCACCTCGTCGCGGTAGAAACGGTGCAGGCCACCGAGCGTGCGGTAGGTGCGCAGCCGGCTCTCATGCCGCAGCCGGTCAAAGTACTTTTCGTCCAGCCCGGTCAGCTCGCTGGCCTGCTTGCGCGTGATGAGGAGAGGGTAGTCCGAGGCTTTCATCAGTAGGAACCGCCGCCGACCGCGGCGAAACTGCGCGAGTTGTGGTGCTGCGGGTCCATGACGGCCAGGTAGCGCAGGCAGTCGATGGGGTCTTTGGTCGCGCCCTTGTCGCCGTCCGCGCCCGTCCACTCCTTCAGCGAGTAAATCAGGTTCTGGCAGTCGCGGGACACGAACAGCTTCGGCTCGTTCTCCGCGCTCCTCGGCTCGTTCGGGTTCCAGGCAAGCCAGTCGTTGATGATGCCCACGCCCTCGTCGATGCCGCGGCCCGCCGCAGGCTCGAAGTGCATGCCGGGGTCGCCCGCCTCCGAGTCGTTGTCGGTCGCCAGCAGTTCCACCAGCGAGGTCCCGCCGTCCTGCGTTGCGGCCTTCGTGCCTCCGGCCCTCGGGTCGATGTACCTGGCGAACATCACCTCCTTGCCCTCCATCTCGCGGATCAGCTCGCGGTAGCCGGAGATGCCGCGACCCGCGCCGTTCCGCTGCCCGATGCCCATCTTGCCGTCCGGCTTGTCGCCCGGCAGCGCCCACTCCCCAACCGCCATGTCAGGCCACTCGCGGTAGATCCAGCGCCGGCCGTTCTCATCCACCCGCAGCCAAAGCATGAACCAGTTCCTCGAGCCGGCCGGGTCCACCACCATGTAGTTCGTGCCGTCCTTCGGTATCCGCTCCGGCGCGACGACGTTCGCATCCGAGAACAGCGGGAACTGGCTGCCCTGCAGCGCATCCGCCCAGCCGTAAGCGCGGATCTTCACCTCGTACGCTCCGCGGCCGGCCAGCGCCGTCTTCATGTTGTTCCAGTCGCTGTACGGGTTCAGCGCCGAGTGAAACCAGATGATCGCGCCGCGCTTCTGACCGTGGCAGAGCGCCGTGTACGGCATCGTGCCCTTCGGCAGGCCAGGCACGTTCACCGTGTCGGCCAATAGCTCGCTCTTCAGCGCCAGCTGGAACCTGCAGCCGGCGATGAACTCCTTCACCGCGGGCGTGAACCCGGTCACCGGCGTGAACGTCAGCAGGAACAGC